CTAAATAAGGTGACCAATTTTATTGGCAACCTTGCTCTCATTCACGGCGCCGTCTCTTCTGCTGAAAAAGAGATTGAGAACGCCGAGGATCCAGACGTTCTCGCCGAGCGTCGCAAGCGCAAGAAGCGCAAGGACGAGATGTCGGTCACTGCAAACGTGGCTGGCTACACGGGACCGATGGTCTCTCCCAAGGACCCAAAACAATTCTATGGCAAGATGGCTAAGGCAGCTGGTGGTGAGTATCTCACCTCAGATCCAGCGAAAACTCTTAGATCGAAGCCATGAAAACTCTCCCGCCACAGTCTATGATTGTGGTGTGAGGCTTACAAAGAAGAGCCGCTAGAATCCTCTAGAGACTAAAAACTGTAAGTTGCTCATTAAACATTAAAAGGTAAGAACAACATGGCAATCAACTTTGACGCGCTCCGCAAGCGCCTCGACAATCTGTCTGGAAACAACAAGAAGAGCTCCTCCTCGTGGAAGCCCAAGGAAGGCGAGGAGTACACCGTTCGCCTCCTCTCGTTCCCGAACAACGAGGGGCAGCCTTTCAAGGAGCTCTGGTTCTACTACAACATCGGCAACAACCCGGGTCTCCTCGCGCCTTACCAGTTTGGCCAGCCTGACCCGATCCAGGAGCTGATCACCAAGCTCCGTGATGAAGGCACCAAGGAGTCCTACGAGCTCGCCAAGAAGCTCTACCCGAAGATGCGCTGCTACGCTCCAGTCCTCGTCCGTGGTGAGGAGGACAAGGGTGTGCAGATCTGGGCGTTCGGCAAGCAGGTCTACCAGACACTCCTCGGCATCATGCTCGACGAGGACTACGGCGACATCACCGACCCTGAGGACGGCCGCGACGTGAAGGTCCGTTGCTTCAAGCCACCTGGCAAGAAGTACTCTGAGACTGAGGTCATGCCTCGTGGCAAGGCGTCTGCCCTGAGCACGAATGTTGGGCAGAACAAGCAGTGGCTTTCCAGCATTCCTGATGTCTCGAAGATGTTTGAGTCTAAGTCCTATGATGAGCTCTCGAAGATCGTCAACGATTGGATCGATGGCGGCATGCCCGATGGCAACAGCGAGGGCACCTTCCGCGGGCCTTCTGAGAAGACTACAGCAGTCGCCGAAGAAGAAGACGAGGCTCCTGCCCAGAAGAAGGCACCGCCAGCTGGCAAGAAGAACTACAAGTCGCTTGATGACGCCTTCAACGACCTGATCGACGACTAAAGGTAATCGGGCGCAGGGTGTAAATTCAGCCCCTGCGCCCGTATTGTTTCTAAAGGAGAAAATATGGCAAGAGGTTCAAAGGAAAGGCGAAGCGATGAGGCAGCAGGTGACTTTACGTCCGAGCTAATCTCGTCTCTTAACAAGGAGAACGGATCCAGAATTGCTTATAACCTTGCAGAGGATGAATCGCCAACGCATGTTAAGAGCTGGGTCTCAACGGGTTCCACGTTGCTTGACTATTGTGTATCTAACAGGAGAAATGGTGGTCTTCCCGTAGGACGAATCATTGAGATCTTTGGTCCGCCTTCGATCGGTAAGTCGCACATCGCGACGCAGATTGCGCGGTCGACCCAACAGATGGGTGGCATCGTTGTCTACATCGACACCGAGAACGCGACGTCTGTTGAAAACTTGCAGGCACTCGGCGTTGACGTCTCTAAACGATTCGTCTATGTTGACACGCACTGCACAGAGGAGGTCTTTGACACAGCAGAGAAGACCATCGTCAAGGCGAAGGCGATGCAGAAGGATGTGCCGATCACGATCGTGTGGGACTCGGTGGCAGCAAGCTCACCGAAGGCCGAGCTATTGGGTGACTACGACAAGGATAGCATCGGATTGCAGGCACGAGCGATCTCAAAGGGCATGCGTAAGATCACGGGTGTCATTGGTGACATGTCGGTTCTTATGATCTGCCTCAATCAGATCCGCACCAAGATCGGTGTCCTTCATGGTGATCCGACCACGGTTCCTGGTGGAATGGCCATCCCATTCCATGCGACGACCCGACTCAAGCTTGGCGCAGGTCAGCAGATCCAGAACAAGAACGGCGACATCATTGGAATTCATGTGTCTGCAAAGACCGTGAAGAACAAGGTTGCGCCACCCTTCAGGACGGCAAACTTCCAGATTCATTTTGGCAAGGGAATCGTCGAGCACGAGGAGATCTTTGACGTCCTACGTGATGCTGGAGAGCGTCAGGTTGGTAACAAGATGATCTGCGTCTCAGGCGATGGTGCGTGGAAGGTGTTCACCGTGACCGATCTGGATAGGGGTGCTGTGGTAATCGAGAAGAAGTTCCACAAGGCTGAGTTCGGTGAGATCATGAGGACACCAGAATACAAGGCATACATCGATGATCTTATCGAGGCAGTGATGGTTAGGACCAAGGACGATCCTCCGATGACAGAGGACGTTGAGGGAGAAGCTGAGTGACTGGAGAGGCATCGATTTTACTGGTCGATGCCCTCAACCTCTTCACGAGGCACTACGTAGCTCATCCTGCTTTGGGTGAGAACGGAAACCATGTTGGCGGCATTGTTGGGTTTCTCAACGAGGTCAAGAACATGTGCTTCCGTTTTCGCCCAAAGCGTGTCTATGTTGTCTGGGAAGGAGGCGGGTCATCGCGTCGCAGGTCGCTATATCCTGACTATAAGGGTCATCGTCGGCCTGAGAAGCTAAACAGATATTACGAGAATGACATCCCGCAGACCGTCGAGGGTCGTAACGACCAGATCATGGCGCTGGTCAAGATTATGAAATCTTTGCCTATCTGCCAGATGTACGCGCAGGACTGCGAGGCCGATGATGTTATTGCATATATCTGCAGGTACCTGCACAAGGACTGCCTACATGTGATCCTGTCAGCTGATAAGGACTACTACCAGCTCATACGTGACAGCTCGATCATCTACTCTCCAACATGGAAGAAGCTTGTTGACACTGAGAATGTGATCGAGCGGTTTGGCGTCCACCCAAATAACTTTGCGCTTGCAAAGTCAATTTGCGGTGACGATTCTGACAACATTCCAGGCGTTCCAGGAGTCGGATTTAAGACGCTGGCGAAGCGCTTTCCAGAGCTGCTAGGCGAGAATGACGTTCATCTCGACCAGTTCATGGAGCTCGCAAAATCTCGGCAGACAGGCAAGGTCAAAGTGATAGATGAGATTGTAAATTCTCGCGAGCTTATAGAGAGAAATTGGCAACTTGTCTACCTTGATACGGCGTCGATACATCCGCAACAGATCGATAAAATCGTTCATGCACATGAAAATTGGGTACCCAAGCGCGATAAAATCTCTCTTGTGAGAGACATACAAAAAACTGGCGTGAGAAACTTTGACGTTGATTCTCTGTTCTACGCCGTTAGCCACATCGGTGCTACATGAGTGACGCTTATTTCAGCCAATACGGCAAGGGCTTCCAGGAGAAGGTCTTTCAGGCGTTCCTGACTGATCGTGCCTGGGCGACCCAGATGATAGAGATTATGACCCCGCAGTACTTCGATCTTAAGTACTTGCAGTATCTGTGCAACAGCTACTTCAATTACTACAAGAAGTACAAGGATTTTCCTACACTTAACCTGCTCATCACAATCATCCGTGATGATCTGCGCGAGGGTAAGGACACGATCCTTCGTGACCAGATAGTCGACTTCTTGCAGAGAATTCGAGTTAATCCTGATATGGGCGACATCGCCTATGTCAAGGAGAAGTCTCTAGATTTTTGCAGAAAGCAGGCAATGAAGGAGGCACTAGAAAAAGCTGTCGAGATGATCGCAACGGACAATCTTGACTCTGTTGTCGGCGTCATGAAGCAGGCCTTGTCTGCTGGCACGCCAATGTCGATCGGACATGACTTCTTTGCCGACGTTGAGGCACGCTTTGTCAAGACGCGAAGGTCAACGTGTCCAACAGGCATCAAGCATCTTGATGCTCAAGACGTCCTCAACGGAGGTCTAGGCAAGGGAGAGCTAGGTGTCGTTGTGGCTCCGACCGGCGTGGGAAAGAGCCACTACTTGGTCTCTGTCGGGGCACATGCCTTGAAGATGGGTAAGAATGTGCTTCACTACACGTTTGAGCTATCTGAGGCTGCAGTTGGACTTCGATATGACTCCAACCTATGCAGCATGCCTAGCAACGAGGTAGTCGATAGGAAGACTGAGGTCCTGGACTTCTATAAGGATAGTCAAGATCTAGGACGCTTGATCATCAAGGAGTATCCAACAGGCACAGCTTCTGTCCAGACGCTGCGCAATCATATTGAAAAGCTGTTGTTGAAGTCATTCACACCAAACGTCATCTTGATTGACTACGCAGACATCATGCGCTCCTCACGGGCCTTTGATTCTCTTCGTCACGAGCTGAAGCTTGTCTATGAGGAGCTTCGAAATCTTGCCATGGATCTTAATGTTCCAATCTGGACTGCGTCACAGGCAAACCGTGATGCCTCAAATGCTGATGTTGTCGGCCTAGAAAATATGTCTGAGGCGTACGGCAAGGCGATGGTCGCTGACGTCGTGGTCTCAGTCTCAAGAAAGCCTAATGAAAAGGCTACGGGCGCTGGTAGGCTATTTGTTGCCAAGAATCGT